AGCAGATAAGAAGGCGAGTATCCTAGAGAGCCCAATACGCGTTGGTTAGACGATTATATCATGTATTATCATAATATAACAGTTATATATCGCTATATTAACTCGTTTCTCTAGGAGTCACGCTCAGGTACGTTTTCAATACTTATATGTATGATTACCGTGACTGGGTTATTGTCACCTCTCTGCCTAATACCCAATTACACTACAGGCGATGGGTTAGCAGTAATATACATTACTCCTAACTTAACCACCCAGTAGAACACAGATGTTGTTAAGGATCCAACTAAATACGGATGACTACTTATGATCGTAGAAATTCTTGTACTTAAAGGATCAATAACGATGTTTGAAACCACAAAAGGTTCACAAGCATCACATCCAGGTTCTCTGTGTCTCTCCCATAAAGATGGGTTTTCTTCTCCCTCATGCATCCAGTACTTATCGAACATCCTTTCGAATTTTGCTTTTCTATTAGCAATATCGTCTGGGTCGGTTAAAGCTGACTGCTGAGTTGGTGTCCCAATGGACCCCGAAGAAGAAGAATCCTCCGGTTGTTCATGGTGTTCTGTACAGAACCCCCATGCGGTATCTTCATATAATTCAAAACCAGAAAAATGGTAAGGGTGTAACCCTGTCCATAAATATGCTCTTTCAAGACATATTTGGTTGTAGAAATCAACCATAAACTGTTTTAAATATATAAACATATCGACATTAACGTGTAACATCGAAGGATATCCAACATACATACCAATAGAGTTTCCAATTAAAGTTAAAGGAGCAAATAAAATACTTAAGGCAGGCATCACTATAGCTTGATAAATCAAGTATGATGAAGCACCTAAGAAGTAAGATATTGCCCATATAATACTTATATTGGGATCGATATCAGTTACAAACAATCCTTCATAAAGGGATTGGGCTTGTATACTAAAACTTAAAATATGAGGAATATCAATCAAGATATAAGTCATAAATAAGTAATGTATCCATCCATAAGATGAAACCGATTCGGTAAAACACATATTGTATATGTCTGTTGGTAAGACAAGTGGAGCAGTAAGGAATGGAATAAATCTAGAAGAATCATGACCAGCTATCCAATTTATAATAAAGATGAACAGAATCATCATATAAAATAAAACAGAGATAACTGAGAAACTAAATAAAGTTTCGAACCCTAAGAATGCAACAAGCCCTCTCCAGTTCATTGCTGAAGCGGGTCCTGCAAACGGTGTTCTCGCGAATCTTCTGATCCATCCCATTGCTAATCTACCTCCGCCACTAAGAATAAATCTTAGAAACATAGTGAATGGGTAAAAGACAGATGAGGATAAGACAGAGTTGTGATCTTCAACTAGTAAAGATGTTGCTCACCTTTTCCATATAATCTGTAACCTCCTTTGTTCCTTCAATCCAATTTTTGAGATTGTTGGAACTGTAGGGTCGGTAGCAGAGATGGGTGAAGGGTCAATCAACGTCTGAACTTGCAATGCAAAGAAATCAGAATCGACCTTATAGAACTTTTCTATCCAGTAATCGACTGAAATAACTAGTTCTTCTAGTTCTAAGAAAGAGTTTTCTCTTTTATAGGCTATAGTTCTAGGATTCATATCGATACATTCATCATCCCTTAATGGGTATGATAAGGCTTCTTTATTAGAAGTAGATAAAACAGAATCTAGGTCAATCTGACTTAAATCATAAATCATTGAATCTAAAATACCATAAAATCTTTCGAATTTAGGTAAGATAGTCAAGATTTGAGATCCTCTTATCCAATTTTCAGAATATCTCATCATTAATGATAATCCGGTAATTTGATTCGGATTCCCTGTAATAGAAGCTAAACTAAGTTTTTCTTCAGTTTTAGGGTAGTTAGACTGATTAAACCATGGACTTCCCACCATTTCAGAATAGATTTGGTGCTGAGTTTCAAGATTTCTTTCTTGATCTTCAGGAGTAATAGGGTAATAATACTTAAGTGGGGTTTTCCCATCATAAGCTCTACTCCTCATACCCGTATAGTCATACGTGTTTAACTGATCAAGGTCTATGACAATAAGTCTAAGACTCTTTTCAGCTTTGGATATAGACTTTCTTAAATCAACAGCAATATTTAATAAAGCTGCGATTACAGATTTAAGTGAAGGGCTATTCTTTGCATCCAAGACTCTATCTAAAAGAGCTTGGAACTCCGAACCACAAGTCGGAATAGATCTTGCTACTTGGAATAACTGCCATCTTCTAGCAGTTGGTTTAGATTTATAACCTAATCCTAATAATGATCTTATTACATTATCAGGTAGATTGTATTTCTTTGTAAAAGCTACAAAAGAAGCTGAAGTTTCTAGAGCTGCTGAATATTCTTTTAAAGGAATAGGTGATACATCAGTATCAACCCCATCTCTAAATAAGATGGTTCTCTTAGCAAACTCAAGTCCTAATCCCTTTTTTGAGATTATAGACTTAAAAAGATTAACTTCAAGTCCTAAGCCTTTCATTATCATAAGATAATTTCTGGCTGTACTTTTACACCAAATAACGAAATCATCACCCAATAAAGCATAGTCTTTAAAAGGTAATGTTCTCCCGGACCATGATGCGGCAATTTGCACTAAAACATGATGAGTTAGAGCCAACATTCCCCAAGAAGATAAAGCACCCATAGGTTGACCTACTGCATAAAATAAATAGTCTTTAAAAGTTATTTTCTTTTTAAGATCTTTATATTGAACGTAATAAGGTCTTCCTACTAAAACGGATGCTCAATCATCGGCGAATGACTTACTGAAAATTATACTTAAGATTTCTTTCTGGAAACTTAAAGGTAATCTATCAGTAGCTGCAGATAGATCGAAACTCCAAACAGAACCTTTCTTCGGATAAGCCTTCAACGGTCTTAACTGATTAAAAGTTCCATCCATTGATATTTTCTTTAATACTGAAAATATCCATGAATGTAAGGGCTTTAGTGCCCATTGTGTGAAGGGATCTACCATAGCAAAAACTCTAACCTTACCAGCTGCTTCTTGTTTTAAACCTATTTTCCCTATTCTTGTTGAAGAAATAGAGGGTGTTTCGCTCAGACCTGTAGCAAAAATATATTTAGCTACCATATCGTTCATCCTATCAAAGTGCCCATTATATGATGGACTTCCGATAGATGAAATCAATCTGCTTAAAGCAGAATGGACATTAGGATTTCTCACTAATGCGATAATTGATCTCATAATCGCTATTGGATGACTAGAAAATTCATTCAATTTCGATTTTGAATTAGGTGAAGCAGTAACAATACTAAAAATAGGTTTCACTGGAAGGATTCTTGGTATATTTCCTAATAAAGCATTAATAGCTTTAGATAGGTGGTTAACAAGAAGTCCATCAAGTGCCATAGAAGTAGTTCTAGCACTAGTTATTGTGGATAATTTTGGATTAGCGGCATATACCGCACATCTAAAGATGGCGAACATGGTTAATATTAATTTAATTAGAGCCATATCACCTTCTCTTATCCTTTTCCTATAGCTAGAGGGTATTATCCTAGGTAAGCCTTTATTAGTTCTAGAAACTCTAGGACCAATAGAGGATAGGTCATGAATTAAGTAGCCAGATGTGGATTGTTGTACCATAATTGAACAAGTCTTCAAGTACTTTACGTAACCTGGAGCACCTTGTTTATGATACACAAGTGAGGTTCTTCTTAGAAGAAGGACAACAAGTCTAACCCAGTTCGGGGTAATCTTACTTACCACCATTTTAACTATATTTAAAATATGGTTAATTAGTGGTTTCTGGCCTTTTACGGCCAGAATGGCATTAAAAGTCTTTGGGGTTAAATCCAAAGAATACCTAGATAATCTGAAGGGAAACCTTGATTTCTTGATATTGTTCATATATTTTATATAAGAACACTTTTAAACTTCGGTTTCGTCTTGGTAGACGGCCGCAGCCACCCTTGATAGGGAAAGGTAAGTGTTACCTTCCTGGTAGACACTTAGTTATCGACATTAACCCCGTCGACCCTAAGTGTTGCCAGACTGACTCTGTTAATATTATATGGTTATCTATCTGTATCGAAAGTAACTTCCCTCGCGGGAAGGCTCTTCATACAATAAGATATCAATATTACTTGTTTAGATTCATTTCTAATCAACCACTGCTGAGCTCTCTGTAGCTTTACCGCTATGGAAATGGGCGCGCGGAACGGACCTATTACAGGTTTCCCGAAGCGTACGTAGGTCTAGATAATTGTAGAAAGACTGTTAATGTCTTATTATATTATTTAAATCGAGATGTAAAAGAAGGAAAAGATACCCTTCAGAACCTCTTAGATAAGTAATACAGAGCAATTATTCCTATAAGAATAGGTATATAGATTCTACACAGGCGTCCCAGCCTGCCTCCTGTCAATTGCAGGTACGGTGGTTAATAACCATCGGTAATAAGTCACCTAAGACTTATAACGTACGATTATTATTAAGTGCGTTGTCCCAATGTCATTTCATTGTAATACTTCGGGAAATACCTGAGTATCTCCAAACACGCAAAGACTTATATAATAGTCTCATAATTTTATTGGTTATAAAATTAATCCTTTATTAATGCTCATTAGATCTTACTAATAAATAGTTGATATTTCAACCAGAGTCAGATCTGCTTTTGGGATTTCCCAAACGGTACGTAAATACTCATTTGAGAGTATATCTGCAAGACTTTGCAGAAACTGATGCGATACGCA